GTTCTGCTTCAACGAGCAAGGTACTGGCAAAACATCCAGTGTTATTTGGGCGGCTGACTACCTGATGAACATCGGTGCGATCAAGCGTGTCTTGGTGCTGTGCCCACTGTCCATCATGTCATCCGCATGGGAGGCAGACCTATTTAAGTTTGCAATGCATAGGTCATGCGCTATTGCACACAGCTACTCCAAAGAGAAACGTATTGAAGCCGCCAAGGGTAATGCCGACTTTGTGATCTGCAACTTTGATGGGTTAGACATTATCAAAGACGAAGTGAAGAACTTTGATTTGGTGGTGGTTGACGAGGCTAATGCTTATAAGAATGTATCTACAAAGCGTTGGAAGACCCTGAACTCTGCGCTCAAGCCGGACATGTGGGTATGGATGTTGACAGGAACCCCCGCATCTCAGTCGCCTACTGATGCGTATGGACTAGCAAAAATCATCAATCCATCAGGTGTACCCAAGTTCTTTGGTGCGTTTCGTGACCAAGTGATGCAGAAGATCACACAATTTAAATGGGTGCCAAAAGCTACATCAGAAAAGGTGTTGCACGATGCGCTTCAACCAGCGATCCGCTTTACCAAAGACGAGTGCCTTGACTTGCCCGAGATGACTTATGTGACCCGTGACGTGCCTCTGACACCCCAACAGATGAAGTACTACGAAACCATTCGCAAGAACATGATGACTGTGGCGGCAGGGGAAGAGATTACTACAGTTAACGCGGCGGCTAACTTAAACAAGCTTCTACAACTTTCTTGTGGTGCGGTGTACTCGGACAGTGGTGAAGTAGTTGCGTTTGATGCAAAGAGCCGCATGACTGCGTTGTTGGAGGTCATTGAAGAAGCAAGCCACAAGGTGATTGTGTTTGCCCCGTTCAGGCACGCTATTGATATTGTTACTGAAGAACTTAGAAGCAACGGTATCAACTGCGAAGTGATTAACGGTGGCGTGCCCGTCAACAAACGCACAGATATATTTGCAAGATTTCAGACAGAGAAGAATCCACAAGTGCTTGTAATACAACCCCAGGCAGCCGCACATGGCGTAACGCTTCATGCCGCAAATGTTGTTGTCTGGTGGGGGCCGATCACTTCCATAGAGACGTATCTACAAGCTAATGCACGGGTGCACCGTGCTGGTCAACGTAATCCTTGCACTGTTGTGCATCTGCAAGGCAGTCCTGTAGAGAAGCGCATTTACAAAATGCTGTCGGAAAAAGTAGACATCCACACACGACTGATTGATCTTTACAAAAATATTGTGGAAGACACTTGACATTGTAAAGTAGAGCCCATATATTCTATATCCCAACAACAAAAAGGAGAGTGCAATGACTGAAGAAGTCAATACAGAGAAGCTAGCAAAAATCTACGTAAAGATTCGTGACAAGCGACGTGAACTTGAGAAGCAAGTTGCTGATCTCAAGGAGCAACAAGACACTGTTGCTAGTCAATTGTTAGAGATTTGTAAGGCTGAAGGTGCCCAAACAATACGTACGCAATTTGGTACGGTATCACGCAGAATCACAAAGAATTACTGGACAAGCGACTGGGATTCTTTTTTCAAATTCCTCAAAGAAAACGACGCCTTTTCGTTGATGCACCAACGCATCAACAGCACGAACATGGCGCAGTATCTTGAAGAAAACCCCGATCTTCATCCGCCGGGGCTAAATGCGGACGTCAATCAAACTATAGTAATTGTTAAACGCTAGGAGCAGAAAATGAGTAACGAACTTGCAATGTTGGATGGTGGTCTACCTTCTTATTTAAAAGAAGTAGCACTTGATGAAACCACTAAAGCCCTAATGGGCGGTGCTGGTAATGGTGGCATGAAACGTATTTCCATCAAAGGCGGTGTATGGCGCATGATGGTCAACGGGAAAGAGATTGCCAAGAACGAAGAGCGTTCGATGAACGTGGTGGTGGTTGCCGCCGCACCGAAAGTGTCCCGCACTTTTTATCTGAAGAACTACAGCGAAGGTGGCGAGCCAACAGCACCCGATTGTTGGTCTGCTGATGGTGACTTCCCCGATGCTAAGGCACTTATGCCCCAAGCAAAGCGTTGCATGGACTGCGACAAGAACGTAAAGGGTTCAGGTCAGGGCGACAGTCGTGCTTGCCGTTTCAGTCAACGCCTTGCCGTAGCTTTGGCAAATGACTTGCGTGGGGATATATTCCAATTGACCCTGCCTGCCGCATCAATCTTTGGTGCAGGCGAGCCTGGGAAGTGGCCTTTGCAGACATACGCAAAGATGATTGGCAGTAAAGGTATTCCGATTACTGCGGTGGTGACTGAGATGCGCTTTGACACAGATAGCGCAACACCCAAGCTGACGTTTAAACCTGTCAAGGTATTGGATGCCGCTGACCACGGTATTGTTATTGAGCAGGGTAAGTCGGATTCTGCAATTAAGGCAATTACTATAACTGTGGCTGAAGCCGACGGCATTAAACCTGTCAAGTTGGAAGCGCCCAAGACAGAGCCTAAAGCAGAAGCTAAACCCGCCAAGGTTGAGGCTGAGCCTGTGGAAGAACCCACTAAACGAGTTGTCAAGAAAGAGGAAGAAGCACCTAAGAAGGACTTGTCCAAGATTCTTGAGGCTTGGGACGATGAGTAATGGCAGGGTATTCCACACTTACTGCCCGAGAGATCAAGGAAGCTAATCAAACCTTGCTTGGGGTCAAGTTGGGTACGCTCTGTCTAGATAGGGATATACCCGTAACTGACGTTGCTGAGTTCTTCGGTGTAAGCCGAGTGACTGTATATTCTTGGTTCCGTGGAAAAACCGTAGTGTCAGGTAAGTACGCAGACAAGATGCACAAGCTGATTGCAAAGTTGGCTTAATAGTTTGAGTAGGCTAGGGTAGCTCCCGAAAAGGATGTTCCGTCTCATCCCTGCCTTTCTCTTTTAAAAGACGACACCAAGGACGGCTATGATTTCGAGAAAAGAGTTTCTCGCACTGGTGCTCCCACCACTAGAGCAAGGCGAGCACTACTGCACATTCGGAATCAAGACAGTTAACGAAAAAGATGTTGTTAGGCAGAAGTTTGTAGAGAGCATAGATGACATAAGCACGCAAGCAGACGTGTTAGTGCAAGAAGAATTTAATGCGTTCTTTGCTATGGCTAAGTATGGTGACCCACAAGAGGGCCGTACTACGAATAATGCGCTTTATCTAAAGTCGTTTTATATTGATCTTGATTGCGGCACTAACAAACCCTTTGCGGATTTGGGTGAAGGGCTGATTGCAGGAGCCATGCTGACCGCCTTAAAGAACTGTGCGTTGAGCATAAGTTTGATGTTGACCCCGCTGTTACTGGCGAAGCCGCACGTGTTCTCAGGGTGCCTGAGACTTTTCACGTTAAAGACCCAACCAACCCTATTTTGGTTGAGGTGCTATACGTAGCGCCCACAATGACGCTAGACGAGATTGAGAAACTTCTTGTACCGTCTGAAGATATTTTAAAGATGCTGAACAAGTCTGACTTCAAACGTCAGCTAGACCCACTTACCCTTGCGTTGATGGGTAGCAGTCAGTCCCGCTTTAAGACTATTCTGATTAAGTCCGTTGAAGGCAACGGTTGCAATCAACTTTTGAACATTTACCACAACCAAGCAACAATAGATGAACCCTTGTGGCGGGCAGGGCTGAGTATTGCCCAACAGTGCGTAGACCGAAACAAAGCTATTCATGTTATTTCTAGTCAGCACCCCAATTATTCAGAGTACGCGACTGATCGTAAGGCGAATGAGACCAGGGGCCCCTACACTTGCGAGACATTTAAAAAGTTGTTTGCACAAGGCTGTGAGGGCTGCAAGCTAAAAATCACATCTCCCATTCAGATTGGCAAAGAGATCATTGAAGCCACTGAGGAAGACAACATTGTCACAGACCTTGAGCCTGAGACTAAAGAAGCCAAGACGTTTGTAATCCCCAAGTACCCTTTCCCATTCTTTAGGGGTAAGACTGGCGGTATATACCAACGTGCCAAAGACAAAGATGGCAACGACACAGAAGAGATTGTGTACCCCTATGACTTCTATGTAGTCAAGCGTATGCAAGACCCTGACTTAGGTGAGACCCTGCTACTGCGGTTACACCTACCTAGAGACGGAGTGCGTGAGTGGATTATGACTCTACCCAATGTACTGTCTAAGGATAAGTTTATTGCAACAGTAGCTTCATTTGGGGTGACCGCACTTGGCAAGAAACAAGATGCGCTCATGTACTACATTACAAAATGGGTTGAGGAATTACAGATGAATTCAAAAGCGGAAAAAGCGCACAAACAATTTGGTTGGGTTGAAGACGAGTCAGCCATCATCATTGGCGACAGAGAAATACGTGCAACTGAGACGCTATATAGCCCGCCCTCTGCGCCCACACTACCACTGGTGCCGCTGTTCCAAGTCAAAGGTGACTTCCAAATATGGAAGGACACAATTAATACCTATGGTCGTGAA